CAATCTCTGATGCTACTATTCCAACACCAATCAATTGTGCTTCAATTTTATTAATTTGGTCTGATATTCCAATTCTAGCTGTTAAATTATCACTTAAACTTACACCAGAATCTAAATTAATCTTTTTATTATTTTTACCAATAACTTCTTCAGTTGAAGTTACATTGTCCCAATCTGCAGCTGTCATACTTGAATTTTTTCTATAGTTATTTAACAATCCCATTTGTAAATTTAAGAAACCTTGTAGTTGTTGTAGGAGAGTACTACCAAAAGTTATAAGTCCTAATAAACTCATCATAGCTGCTAATATCGATGGTGGTACACTTTTTATATCTCTTAAAAGATTTTCACAAATTTTTTCGACAGAACCAGCAGCATTACCAATACCACTATTTACTACTACGACACCCCAACCTCCACCAAACGATGGTATCAAAGTAATAACTTTAGAAATTACATATAAAGCTGTTAGTACACCTATATAAATAAATATTGGTGTAAATATTGTTTTTAAAATTTCTAAAGCTACTTCTATTTTTTCTATAATACTATTTACTTTTGTTATTAATTTATTTAATTCAGTTATTACTTTTTCCAACGAAAGTTTTTGTAATTGTTCTGATAATCCTTTTATTATTAAAAGTGTTAAAGTAATTTTTGCTGTAACTAATAATTTATCTGAATGTTTTTGAAGTTCTTTTTTTATCAACACGGGTACATTAGGAATACCAGGTGCTTTTGTAAATTGTGTTGCAATTTTTTCAAAAGACTGAGCTTGTTTTAATCCATTTGTTACATAACTTTTGTAACCAGCTGTATTAATTATTTTTAATGGTATTAAAGTTGTTGCCATTATTTATTCCTTATTTTAAAGTAACAATTTTACTTAATATTGTAGTTTTAATTAATTTTTCTGTTTGTTCTAATGAGGTAGAAAAATTTTCCATTGTCTCAAGTGAAGCACCTGTAGCATCTCTACCTTCAATGGCTTTAGCTGTCTCAGTAGCTAAGTTTCTAATATCAGTCATTATCATTGATAAAACTGTTTGTAGTTTATTACCTAAAACTGCTGAGTTTAAAACTCCTCTATCTTTTTCAGGATTTCCTAAAATTATCTCGTCTCTACCATCAATATAACAACTTTTACTATTAACTTTAAATACCGGTACGTTAGATATTATACTTGTTTGAGTTTCAAATAAAATATTATTACTTGTAGAAAAAGTCATAGTATTACCAGAACCTAAATGCATAAATTGTTTTGATGATAAAAACATACTTTCGTTTCTAGCGTTTATAGTAATTCTATCTGAATTTAAAAAAACTTGAGGTCCTATATAATCATATATTGTTTTGGCTATATTCGGGTCATTTTCCCCAACTTCAGTTAACCCTCTACCTATATTTTTTGTAAAAGTTTTAGTAATACTTTTATAATTAGTATTTAAATCTTCATCAGCTAATATAAACGAATGAAATCCAAGTTCAATTTTTGTTGATTCAGTTGATTGTTGTGTCGTTGGTCTATAGTCCTTGTTAAAATGGTCTCTAATACTACCATTATCAAACATAGCAAAAATAGAATTATCTTCAGACATTTCCATTGGTTGGTTTCTATGTCTACCATTTGATAATATTACATATGGATGAACATTTCTACTACCTATTCTTAAACTATTACCGTGTCTACCCTCAAGTAACATATCAGGAGATACCGAGTTTACTGCTTGAATTTTTGTTAAGTCTTCATTTGCAGGAAAGTCTAATTTTGGATTTTGAAATTTTTGTAATCTGGCACGTTTTTCAGGCATGAAAGCTTTATTACCCATAGTTTTTTGTTTTGATAAAGCTCTTCCATCATCAAATAATTGGTCATTAGAAAAAAAGTCTCTTGATTTATTTACACCATTTTCCGTATTTAGTGGTCCTAAATAATAATTTACTCCTCCAAATGTACACAATAAAATTGGGTCTCCTTCTGTTGGTGTATCAACTATTCCTCTCAATAAAGGATAATAACGATACCGCTCACTCAACATAGTCCCTTTTTTTATATCAAGAGCTCCTATATGAGGTAGAGCTTTAATACTATTTATATTTTTGGTATTTCCATTAAGTGAAGTACTTTCTATTGAAGTACAAACTTCTGTTACAACACCTGGTACAAATTGTAAATATACATGCGATTTTTGTTTTGTACCAAAAATAGATGTTTGGTCCATATCATTTGGTGTTGTTGTAAAAATTGAAGCCATTATTAATTACCTATAATTTTAGTTTTATCAGAGTTTTTAATTGAATCAAGTCTATCTTTTTCTTTTTGAATATCAATTACATCGTCTTGTAAAGCGTTTATTAAATCTTCTTTTTCTGAATCTGATAATAACATAGACTCATCCTCACCTGTACCTGTTGATTTTGACATAATCCTTTGTATAACTCCAGCTAATTTAACAAGATGTTCATCATTCTTTACTGCTACATCCATATATTCTTTTATGATAGGAGCTACCATAATTACATCATCAATCGTTGTAATGAATCCGTGTATCTCTGATATTAATAAATCTATTTGAACTTTACGTTTTGAAGTATTTTCATAGATATCTTTTGTTAAATCTTGAAATGATTTACCTTCAAATATTTCATCTTTTGATTTCAATTTTTTCTCCTAATGTATTTTCGCTGTAACTATTCATATATAAATATATGATTTGTTAAAATATGTTTATAATAAAAAAAACCTATCAAAAATAGATAGGTTTTTTTTTACTTTTATAATTTTATATTTAAAATTATCTAAAAAAATTGTTATTTGTAGTGTTAATAGTTCCATAATCATTAAATTTACCTATTAATCTTCTATATTCTCTTTTAAATACATTAATTACTTTAGTTATATGAGCTGTTTCAACATTTGTCATTTCTCTAATTAGGATATAAATGGCTTTTTTATTAAAGTTTTCTATATCATCTCGTTGTTTCATCAATTCAATAATTGAAAAAGCTACATTAATATCTCTTTTAGTTCTAAATAAATTAGGTATGTTATTATCAAAATACTCAATAATTTCTTCAGTTAAGTCATTAAAATGTCCTGATTTATTATCACCTACTTCTTTAGTGTTTAAAATACTTGAATTAACATGCGATTTTAATTTCTTATAATTAGCGTTATTATGTAAAATTAAATAATTTTTGGCCACAATTGAAAAATAACTAAAAGCTTTAGAGCCCTTTGTGTGGTCATATTTATGTAAATTCATTACAAGAAAAGTACAAACTTCGTGTTTAACATCTTCAAAACAATCATCAAAATATGAAAATTTAAATGTATTAATTATATTTTCACAAAGTTTATCAAAAGCTTTATGTATTCTTGTTCCATAAATTTTATTTCTTTCAATTTCATTAGTTGAAGTATTATATTCAACAATAGCTTCTTGAACTTCTATACCAAAATAAACTTTACGTTTTTTCTTTTTGACTATTTTTTTGATTTCTTCTTTAACATCATTAACTTTTTTAGCTTCTTTTTTTGTCATCTTTTGTCTCCTCTTCAAATATCCCATCAAGAGATAGTTGAATATTTTTTAGTTGTTCAAAGAAAAAACCCGTTTCGTCATCTGATTCATAATGACCTTTAGAATCTACAAGTTTCATTTTATCTGTCGCGAATTTAATTACCTGTTGAATATGTAAAATAAATTCTTCATATTGTGTTATTCTTCTTAACGAATAAAATAATAATGTAGATGTAACTACACTAATTAAAAAGAATATTATTGTAAGTGTTGACCACATATTATCTCCTAATTAAACAATTCATCAAATTTATTTTTGAGATTGTCTACTTGTACTTGTTCTTTTTTATTTTTTGGAACACTGGTATTAACTATTACCTCATCAGCTCTCATCCAATCTTCATACTCAATACGAGTTGTTGTCATATCAGCTTGGTGTAGAATGTGAGCCATATTAGATTTTAATTTCTTTTCAGGAGCGTATGATTTAAGATATTGAACATTACCCTCATCATACATTCCATCAGTTAATTTAATTCCAATAAATTCATTCTGTGTCATCTGTATTCCATATTGACCTAAAATCCAAATACCTCTGTCAGGTGGTGTCATAAATTTTAAATTAGGATTGTTTGTATAAATCTTACCTTGATTTTTTCTATGCCATTCCGATGGATTAGGTATATAATGGTCTTGTTCTAAATCACCAACTTTACCTAAGTCGTGATGAAGAGCCGCGAAGATTAATTCTTCAATTGTATAATCATCAACAATCGCTCCATTGTCTTTCCATATTTTGTAAAAAGCTAAAGAATATTTTACAATATTTAAAATATGTTGAACATAACCACCTGGTGTACATAGGTGAAAATGTTCTTGACCACTAGCAGGAGCAAACATCATTCTATCTTTCAAATCATTGTACATCTTTTTTAGTTTTAGGTTTCGTTCACCTTCAAATGTT